TTTATTCGGGTCTTTAAATGCCTTTATTCGGGTCTTTAAATGCCTTTATTCGGGTCTTTAAATGCCTTTATTCGGGTCTTTAAATGCCTTTATTCGGGTCTTTAAATGCCTTTTTATTTCTTTATTGTTTCTAACTCCACCTTTCTTACCTCCGCCTCCTTAATGAGCTTATCGAGTTCAGCGTTGTATATAAGCATATTTTGATTCTTGGTTATAAGGGATTCGCTTTTAAAGCCAATCTTAGCGATATCTAAATAGAGGTCGTTCAATTTGGTTAATTTTTCTTTGTTTTCGACGTAGTATCTATTAAGACCATTTACCTCGATAGATTGATTGACCTTTTCATTTAAGGCCTTAATCCATTTCTCCAGGATGAAAACCTTATAAAACTCCTTAACATCCTTTGATAGATTTTGAAATTCAGCTAAATCCATTATGGATATTTCCTGTGTGGCTTTTTTAATTCTGTTCATACGAATAGAATTGATAATACCGATAACAAGCCCTAATATAACAATGATGATGCCTATTATTTGTAAAAGCATGTTGGAGTATATTAATATGTATGAATATAAAATTTCATTGTGTAATTATGATGTTTTTATTTTTATTTATCTAAGATAAACAGTAATGGAATGGAATATACCATGTTGTTCTGGTATAGGAGACAGATTGCTTGACATATGGGCAGTATTATGCGTGTCAAAGCTAAAAAATGTAAAAGAGTGTGTAAAAATACACGTTGTTACGACCAAGGATAATAAAAATTTTAATTTCAATCAAGAAAGTTATTTTGACAGCATTTCAATTGATGGATGTGAAATTATTCAAGACTTGCAGCCTGTGAAATACGGAACATCCTTAGAAAACTCACTTCCTTCTCTTGCTTTTTGGGGGACTACAACACCTCAAAAGATATATTCTCTGAATCTAGGAGTAAGTCTTAAAGAAATTTATGAATGCTTTAAAGAAATAGCTAAGACAACACGTGTCAGTAATATAGATTGCGATTGGGCTAAAGATTATATAGGTATCTATGTTAGACGTGGTGACAAATTGAGAAACAATAACGAAAAAATTCCTCCTTATGAGATGAGTAAAAGTTATGCAGATAGATTACACAACGAAATAGTCAAGTATGTTAGCCTTTATTATCCATTTTCAAAAGTAATAATCACAGGAGATGATCATGAATATATGGAAAAGTTAAGCAAGTGTTTAAAAAACGATGTAGTAATACAAAGAGGTAGTGCAACTGAAGACTTGACAATTCTTTCTAAATGCCAAATAATAATTCAAGCCACAAAGTATTCAACTTTTTCAATAACAGCAGCACTTTTAGGCGGGAAACCTTTAGTTAATTTCAATGATATCTTACAAGAACCTACTGTTGATTGGGATTGGACGTGTATTATAGAAAAAGACACTATTAAAAAAAAAATTGCATTAGTTGTTGCTAGATACAAAGAGGATATTAAATGGCTTTCATATCTAGCACGTAATCCTCAATGGGAGGTGCATATTTATAATGACGGCGATGATTTAGATCCGTTTTACTCTTCATATTTTACTATTCACAAGGGAGATCATGTTCCAGGTGAAGCATCTAAATATTTAGATTTTATATGTTACAATTACCACATTATGAAAGAAAAGTATGAGCGCGTAGTTTTCATGCAAGCAGACCCTTTTCCACACTCTCCTGATCTGATTGGTCTTCTTGAACAATCAAAACACTGGTCAATACCATACCAAGGTCTTACATATGGTGCATTCCCACCTCCTTGGGGGAGTGAAACAAAAAGGTTATTTGATACAACTAAATACATTGGAAATTTGAGACTTTGGTGTGAAGAAATGAGAAGTGATTTAACATCTGTCGATTGGGATGAACCATGGCTTTCACAATGGAAACAATCATTACATGCGTCTAGTTTGCCATACAAAAATTTAACAGACGTTAATGAGTTTTGTGCTAACTATGGAGCCAAAGCAGGTAGTTCAAATAAATGGTATTGTGCTATATTTGCGGTAACACCTGAAGGTATACAACAACAAAATTTAGATGTATGGAATAAGATTCGTAATGATTCAAAAATTAATATAAATTACACAGTATTTGAAACAAGAGGAAGAATAAGGGAAAGAAAACAATATAATAGCGGAAAGCAATTTGCAATACTTATGGAATACATGTGGTGTCCTCTATTTTCAATCAAGGATGATATGCATTAAACTTCAAACTACTCGGCTTTCTAAGTGAAACAATTCACTTTGTCTTTGTCTTTATCTTATTTATTATATAGTTAGTTTATAGATACATATGTAATAGTGAAGGATTCACATTTGTATTCTTTTTCTTACAATATTTCGCGACGACTTCTTCATCCACCTTTAGAGGATATGATTCATTCCCTAATAGAACATTAAGGTTTATGTTACTTATAATAGACTCGAAGTTTCTCTTCAGGTTTCTCACACCCGCCTCTGTATCCGTGTTATTGATGATATTTCTAATGATGTCGTCGTTTAGTTCGATGTCATCAGGAACGATGTTGAATTGCTTCAGAATTTCAGGGACAATATGATTCCTCGAAATCTCAACCTTGTCCACTATAGAGTAGTCTTTTGTTTCAATACGAATCATTCTGTCTTTTAGAATAGGGCTCACACTTGAGTCATCGTTATAGGTGAAGATGATGAGCGCTTTTGATAAGTCAAAAGGTATCTCTGAAAAATACTTATCATTAAACTTATCGTTCTGACTTGGATCCGTCAGATGAATGAGCACGTTAATTATCTCCTGGCCCTTAGTCGTATCACTAATCTTATCGAGTTCATCAAAGTAGATGATAGGATTCATATATTTAGCCTGCATCAATAACTCAGCTATCTTACCCCAAGTAGAACCCTCATACGTATATCCATGACCGTCTAAGAAAGAACTGTCGTGAGTGCCACCGAGTGGAACAAACGCAAAAGGTAGATCCAGTGCCTTCGCTAAGCCATCTTTAATCAGAGTCGTCTTACCTACACCAGGCTTTCCATGAATACCAATCACATTCCCTTTAGATACAGGATTAGAAATCCACTGCGCAATAATCCTTATAATCTGATCCTTTGCTTCCTTGTGACCATAAATCTTCTCGTCGAAGTCAGCCTTTGTCTTCTTCATGAATTCGACTATCTTCTCTTGACCCTCTTCGTATTTAATAGGAAGCTCCTTAAACTTTCCAAACGGAATATTACACAAGGATTGAATCCAATTCTTCAACTTATGATATTCTCCGTTAGATGTACTCATGTTTCCTAAGTGATCTAACTTTTTATAGGCAATTGCCTTTACATTTACATCCATGTCCCTGGAAAGAATCTTGAATTTTAAAGGAATTGCATCATTGTTTAACTCAATTAGTTTTTTATGTTCTTTGGCAAAAGTTAGTTTATCTTCCATCGAAAAGGATTTCATATATTTTAATTCAGTCATCGAAGCTTTTTGAACGAATTTTGTAACTATTTTTTCGTTTTCATCATTAAGTGGTTTTTCTTTTTTTAATAGGGTCATCAAGTCCTTGTCATTGACTTTCTTGAGAATAGATTCAGTCGTGTTGATGTCGAATAACTTCATGAGGGCATTTCCTTGGTGTTTTTCATCTTCATCTTCTTCATCTTCTTCCTCATCTTCTTCATATTCTTCCCCGTATTCGTCTTCGTCTTCGTCTTCGTCTTTGTAGTCTTCGTATTCATCGTATTCATCGTATTCATCGTATTCATCGGCATCGTATTCATCGTATTCATCGATGTTGTATTCATCGTCGTGGTCATCATCGTCATCAACAACATCATAGTCGGGATCGTCTTCAGTGTCGTCGTCTTCAGTGTCGTCGTCTTCTTCGTCGTCTTCTTTGTCGTCTTTGTCTCTGTTTTTGTTTTTGTCTTTGTTTTTGTCTTTGTTTTTGTCTTCGTCATCTCCTATGTATCTTTTAATACGCTTATTGTTGTTGCTGTTGCTGTTGCTGTTTGGCAGTGGATAATTGTTTATAACGATGTGTATAGGAATAATGTGGGGTGCTGGTGGTTGTGTGGGTGAATCATCTATTTCATCATGATGCCTCTTGTTTTTACAATCAGTTTGAGTAGCAACAGTAGCTACTTGTTTGGATTGTAAAAGCTGTGTTTTATATCTGGTGAGCATTATGTATTTGATTTAATTTATATAAATAAGTTTGATATCATTTTTTTAAGTTGATTCTTATGTTCAAAAAAATGAATATATTAATTTAAAAATAATATATTGAATTAGTAATATTACAGAACGATCATGACCATATACAAAGAATTATCGTTTGAAAATGAGGTCAAGAACATTGAAGGTATTCAGTTTTCTATCATGAGTGCCGATGATATCAGGAAAATGTCTGTCGCTGAGATTGTTTCGACTGACACATATTCAGGCAATGAACCCATCATCGGTGGCCTATTCGACAGCAGAATGGGCGTCATCGAAAACGATAAGACTTGTAAAGTATGCATGCAAAAGAATACCTTTTGCCCTGGACATTTCGGCCATATCGAATTGGCAAAGCCCATCTTTCATATGCAATTCTTTGATGTGGTCAGAAAAATATTAAAATGTGCATGCTTTAGGTGCTCGTCTCTTCTCGTGGATCCAGAAGATCCCGATATCGCCAAGATTATCAATAAAAAAATATCCAGACAAAAGAAATTCGACATCATATACAAAGCCTGTTCTAAAGTCAAACGTTGTGGCACTATCAATCCCAATGGCTGCGGAGCCAAACAACCAAACAAGATCACTAAAGAGAATATCGGAAGGATTATCATGGAGTGGAAAGACGATGAGAAGAAAGACTCTGTAACACAAACATCTGAAACAACAGATATCAAAAAAGTCGTCTTCACCGCCGAAGATATTCTCAACATCTTTAAAAGAATCACAGATGTCGATGCCAATGCACTTGGTTTCTCAAGGGAAATCAACCGCCCCGAGTCATTAATCTGCACCGTATTTCCAGTGCCCCCTCCCGCAGTTCGTCCTTCAGTCAGAAATGAAACAGGCCAACGTTGCGAAGATGATCTCACTCACAAGCTTTGCGATATCATCAAAACTAACAACACTTTAAAACAAAAAATTGCCAAGGATGCCTCTAAAGACCACATTGACTATTGGGTATCACTCGTCCAGTATCACGTATCTACTTTTGTCGATAACCAGCTTCCTGGGGTGCCTCCAGCCAAACAAAGGACTGGACGACCCCTCCGTTCAGTCACAGAGCGTTTGAAGTCCAAAGAAGGCAGAATCAGAGGCAATCTCATGGGAAAACGCGTAGATTTCTCTGCGCGCAGTGTTATCACCCCTGACCCAAATCTGAGCATTGACGAAGTTGGAGTTCCCATCAAGATTGCAATGAATTTGACTTTCCCTGAGATTGTGAATGATTTTAACAAAGATAAACTAATGAAGATTGTCAAGAATGGCCCTGATAACTATCCTGGTGCAAAATATATCAAAAAGAGCTCTTCTAACTATCGCACGATGATGATCAATGAAAATAATATTAACAACATCATACTTGAGAATGGCGACATTGTTGAACGTCACTTACAAAATGGCGATTACGTCTTGTTCAATAGGCAACCTTCTCTTCATAAAATGTCTATGATGGCTCACAAAGTCAGAGTCATGGAATATGATACATTTCGATTGAATGTTTGCTGCACCCCGAGTTATAATGCCGATTATGATGGTGATGAGATGAACATGCACGTGCCTCAATCCCTTCAGACTGAGAATGAACTCATCGAATTGGCGAGTGTTCCAACACAAATCATCTCCCCCAAAGATTCTGCTCCTATCATATCCGTTGTCCAGGACATTGCCCTTGGTATCTATAAGATAACACATAATGATGTAAAATTGCTTGAGAAACAAGTCTTTAATCTCATCGCGAATAACACGCGATTTACTGGGATCATTCCAGATCATAACGGGCATGCCACTGAAATTGATAAGAATGGTCTTAAGATAAGCAATAAAGTATGGTTTGGAAACAGGGTGCTTTCCACAGTGTTCCCTCCAACACTAAACACGCGCGTTGGAGAAGTCCTTATTGAAGACGGCAACATCAAAGAGGGTATTCTGAGTAAGAAAACGTATCAGGACATGACAAATGGTATCGTTCATGCTATCTATAACGACCTTGGAAAAGATGAGACGAGGAGTATTTTCGATAACACTCAGCGTATTATTTGTGATTGGCTCGTGTATAATGGTTTTAGTGTTGGTGTTTCCGACCTCATCATTGGTCATAAAACGAAAGGGATTATTAAAGTCGCTCTGGATAATATTGACACAGATGTGGAAGTCTTCATGAATAAAATTTATAAAAATGATTTCAATAACTTTAGTATGATGACCAATGAAGATTTCGTTGAAAAGACCCTGGCTAACATCATGAATACACACAACAAAAGCATTGAGAAGGCTGTTATTGAGGATGAGAACATCAAGAGTCCCGATAACAGAATGTTGAGCATGGTTAATTCTAAAAGTAAGGGTAATATCATTAACGTCTTACAGATGATGGGCACCGTTGGACAGTGTAGTGTGGAAGGTAAGCGAATTAACTATGGTTTCGATAATAGAACCCTGCCGCACTATCACAAATATAATGACAGCCCTGAGGCTCGTGGGTATGTCAAGCACTCTTTCATCGACGGTTTGACTCCTCAAGAGTTTTTCTTCCACGCTATGGGTGGCCGAGAGGGTTTGATTGATACAGCTGTAAAATCCGTAACTGGTGATACTGACATCATCATTCTTGAAAATGGTATTGCTCGTGATGTTAAAATCGGTGATTGGATTGATAATTTTATGGAAAAATATCCTGACCAAATTGAATATGAAGAAACACGTCCTGATTTTGAATTCTTGAGAATTGATGATAAAGTCAAAGTATATATTCCCACTGGTGATGATGATGGTAATGTTACTTGGGAAGAATTAACAGCAGTCACTCGTCATGACCCTACTGATATTGTATATGAAATAAAAACTGCTGGTGGTCGAACATGCACTGTTGCAGACAGTGAGTCATTGCTCATTTGGAATGGATCACAATATATTAAAAAGCATTCGAGCCTTGTTGAAGAAGGAGACTTTATACCCATATCTATTAATTTACCAGCTCCTCCTGTGGAAATGAAAACCATTGACATGACTAAATATTTTCCTAAGGATAAATATGTGTATGGTTCTGAATTTCATAGATGCGTGAAGCTCATGAAAGAAGCACAGGGTGACAGTTTTCGCATACCAATTGGATGGTATGAAGAAAATAATGGAAATGTTTTCACACTACCTTTTACCTCCAAAGCACGTGTGCAAAGAACTGTCGTAAGATCAAATACTGAGAATATTAGAGAGAATTGCATTTATCCCTTTCATGCTAAACGCGAGCATTCTCATCTACCCGCTCAATTTGAATTGGATTTCGATAATGGCGCCTTTGTCGGATTATATCTCGCAGATGGTTGTTATCATGAAAAATCTGGAACTATTTCAATTGCTAAAGATGATGAGTCCGTTCAAGAATTTGTTAAGAAATGGTTTGATAGATATGGTATAACTTACAGAATTGATACATCACAAAAAAAACGCGGAATAAGCACAAGCATTATTGGGAATTCTACGTTATTTGCGAGATTCATGAGAGATTTAGTTGGACATGGTTCTAGAAACAAACATATTCCAGTTGAGGCTTATAATGCTCCTATTGAATTCATTAAGGGTATCCTCAGTGGATATTTCTCTGGAGATGGATGCATTGAGAAAGGTGGAATATGTTCAACTTCTGCTTCAAGATCTTTATCAGAAGGTATATCATTCTTATGTTCCAGAATTGGTGTATTTGCAAAAATGTCTGTTAAAATACAAAAAACAACAAACTTGGATATGGATGTGAATGACATTGCTCCACAACATGGATTGTCAATTCGTGCTCAATTTGCAAGAAGATTTGCAAATCAAATTGATTTAATTCATGAAGAAAAAAATATAAAATTGAAAACAGAACACTTTGCTGAAGAACATCGTAACTTTGAAGAAGTACATGATACTGTAAAAGATAAAATTATAAGCATTACAAAGAAATCTGGCTTTGATACATGTGAGAAAATGTATGATGTCACGGTTCCAGAGACATTAAATTTTATGGGGAGAGGAGGGTGGATCTGGCGAGATACGTCCGAGACAGGATATTTACAAAGGAAACTCGTTAAGGCAATGGAAGATATGAAGGTGCATTTTGACATGTCCGTGCGAAACGCGAATGGTCAAATCATTCAATTCTTATACGGTGATGACGGCATGCACTCTTGCAAGCTCGAGAAACAGCACATGTCCTATTTAAAATTTGGCACGACCATAGATGATATTAAAGCACAATTCTTTGCTGAGGGTGTCAAATCATTCAAAGGATATGTGAATAATGAAGTGTTCAAGCGCATGAGTGTTAAGGAGACTGCTAAGGTTATTGACAAACAGCTTTTGGATTACTTTAATATGATTATCGAGGACAGGCAGTTTATCATTGAGAAAATTCTAAAATTCAAAGCTGAAGACACTATCATATATCCTATTGCATTTAATCGCACGATCAATAACATCATCTCTATATATGCATTAAATAAACTTAAGACAGCTTCTGACTTGTCTGTGGATTATATATTTGAGAAAATGGAAGAGTTGTATGCGCTCAAGGTGTCGAACGTGAATGATGGTAACAAGATACTTCACATATTGATACGCCACTTCTTTAATCCTAAGAGACTTATACAGGAATTGGGATTTACCAAAGATGCCTTTGATTACCTGTGTAAAAATGTGGAGCACACGTTCTATAAGTCTCTGGTGCATCCCAGTGAGCTTGTTGGGGTTGTATCAGCGCAAAGTATTGGTGAGCCAACTACTCAATTGACGCTGAATACCTTTCACTTGTCTGGTGTAGCGTCTGCTTCAAAGGGTGTTCGTGGTGTTCCAAGAATCAAGGAACTGTTGAGTGTTTCAAAGAATATTAAGTCTCCCTCTCTGACTATTCACCTTGTCGATGAATATGCGATTGATGTTGCCAAGGCAGAAGAAGCTAAAACATATATTCAAACTTCATACCTATCTGATTATGTTGATAGTATTGAGATTTATTATGAAAATGAGACAGTGAATACGGATGACAGTATCCTTGCTGCTTATACTAAATATTCTATTCTCACTGATAATGATGAGTTTCAATACGCTGATTGCGAGGGTAAGGATAATCCCTGGTTGTTGCGCCTTGAACTCAATCCTGAGAAAATGTCAAATAATCGCATCAAAACGGTTGATATTTATCGCGCTATCATAAGCAGTTATAACGAAAGAGTGTTATGTGTGCACAGTGATGACAATGATGAAAAGGTTATCTTTAGAATCAAGCTCATTCCCGATAATAGTGCTGATATTATCACGGATATGAAGGCGCTGGAACAAGAGCTCATGCAGCTGGTGATTAAAGGGATATCTGGAATCTTAAATGTATCAACACAACCTGATTCTAATGTCATGCATATTAATCCTGAGACTTTGAAATTAGAAGTAAAAGAGAATAAGCAAGCTGTTGATGTTGAGAAATCTTCTAAGAGTAATGTTCATTGCACTCTTATCACGGATGGAACAAACTTGTTGGACATTCTAGGACTCAGCAAGTATGTGGATCCAGTGAAGACAATTTCCAATGATATCTTTGAGATATATGAGGTGCTCGGCATTGAGGCAGCTCGACAAGCGTTATTCAATGAGATTGATGATATTTTCAAAGAAAGCGGTAATGTGAATCAGAGGCATATTTCGCTGCTTGTGGATACGATGACATCTAAAGGAGCACTGTTGTCTATTGATAGGCATGGTATTAATAGAAGCGATATCGGCCCCCTTGCTAAATGTAGTTTTGAAGAGACTGCTGATATCTTGATCAAGTCTGGTGTGTTCGGTGAATATGATAAGATGCAAGGTGTTGCTGCGAATGTCATTGTTGGGCAGATTCCAAAATCTGGCACTGGTGATTCGGATATAATGTTGGATGAAGAAATAATAAGTAAAGCTATGAGGAAATATGGCGATGATGATAGTGATGGTGATGTAGATGATAGTCAGGTGGCGAATATAATAGAATTATGTGGAAATGTTGGCATTAAATTCGATATGCCTTTGAAAAAGATAATTGAGGAGGATGATATGGATATTAATATTAAAATCAAATCTTAAAATGAATAAATTTTAATTCAAAAAAATGATTATTTCCACCACTTTAAGGAGGGCAATAAAATTATTTAAAGAGAAATTAACAACCGCTAAACTCATTTAAAGAACATCATGCTTGCTAATCACATCTGCAGAGGTGTGAAGAAGAATGGTAAAAGATGCAGCTATTTTTGTCAGGATAATTTCATGTGTAAGATTCATGCTGGTCAAGCTGTTCAAGCTGGTCAAGCTGTTCAAGCTGTTCCTCAGGATTGCGCTATATGTCACGAGGTGATAGAACATCTGTTTGGGATGACGACACCTTGTGGGCATATGTTTCATACGAAGTGTTATCAAAATTGGCACGACACACCACATGGCAATACGTGTCCTCTGTGCAGAGGTCCTCTTAAGAAGATGCCCATTGAGACAATGCATTCTATTGTTAATGATTTGAAAGAAGTGCGTTCGATGTTTGTCGATGATTTCATGCCAGCTTATGAATCCTTCAGGTTGAAGAAAAATGAAATGACTGAAAAGATTCAGGCTGTGATTGAAAATATACATTCAAAAATACTTTCCGAAGCACCTTCAACAACGGATAAGAAAATTCTAAGTGACAATATGGATAATCTTATCAATCTGAAAATAAATATTATAGGGTCTAAGTGATAATATGCTTAATCTTATCAATCTGAAACTAAATATTATGGAGTCTATCTCAAAAGATAGACTTCTTTTTTTTGCAATTCATATCATTTGAGGATAACGATATGATCTATTTACATATTGATATTCATATAATTCCTTACGACATATGATGATACAATTCTTACCAAATATAATACTAGAAATAGAATCAATATTGTCTAAAAGTATAGGACACTTTAATCTTATTTGATTCACATCATCAATATTCATAACTTCTCTATTCAGTAAATGAAGAACGTCTCTAAATACATTAATAATATTCATTTGATGATCCTTGCCATATCTGGTTTTATAACCATATAGACAACCATTTTTCCAATATGATGTTTCAATGTCTTCTATAATATAAATTCCACCAGGTTTAACATGGGAGAACAATTTGTTGAATGTAAATAATTGGTGTTCTGGTATGTGAGAACTATCGTCTATAATGACATCAATGTCATCTCCTGTGCGTGATACTAACTTTTCTAAATCATCGGCACTGGACTGATCGCCCTTATATACAGTCAATTTTCCATGTGAATATTCATTATTAACATCTAATCTATATATATTTGCTTCAGGACAATATTGACACCATAAATAACCATTCTTACCATCATCGAGACCAATTTCCAATAATTTTTTTATATCACGTTTGATGTATTTATCATAGAAACGATGATATCCATGATGATGAAATTTATTTGATTTAGATTTAATACCAATCTTGTAAAGATCAGAATGAGAATTCATC